TATTGTCCCTGCACAACCATTTGGATTTAATTGTCTTGGTGGTAAATTACTTGCAGCCATCTGTTGTTCTCATGCAACTCGTAGAATGTTAAATGATAAGTACGATACAGAGTTCTGCTTATTTGAAACCACTTCACTTTACGGCTCGATTAAGACTGATAATGGCGGTGCTTCGATGTACGATGGTATGCGTCCATATTTGCGATTCCAAGGTATGACTGAATCTAAATTTCTATTGACATTAGGTGAAGAAATCTATCCAGAGTTGAAGAACTTTTTTACAGAAAGAAATGGTGGTGAAGAACTTATACATAAGGGCGCTTCAAGTAGAAAACTGAAGATGCAGACTAAGTTTATTTCAATCATAAAGAATAGTCTTAAAGAACATGATTTAAAAGGTTATAAGATATTTTGTGATTCTATCGCTAAAGCAAGTGAGGTAACTACTCAGAAAAGATTCTTTGCTTCTACCTATGGTTATTCTAATACAAAAGAAATTTTGTTAGGAGAAGAAAAGGTCTTGACAAAAGGCGAAAACTATGATAAGTTTGAACTTGATAATATCGTTAAGTGGTGGAAGAAAAAATCAACTAAACGATATAATAACATTGTTGCAGATGGAAGGCTCCGTAAGGAACTTGAGGTCTGGAATAAAGATACTATGAATAAGATTCAAATTATTCGGTAAAAAGTACTTGACAATCGCTTATTGTTATGTTATAATCTATTATAAGATAACAAATCGCATATATTAACATACGGAGAACTAAAAATGATGACTATTGAAGTAAAAGATATTGGGGGCAAGCCCCACGTTAGGGTGAAAGACCTATATGCTAATCCTAAAAATCAAGAAATCTATGATCAGAGTGCTATAGAAGAAATGGCAGTTGACTTTGAAAGAAGGAGTAAGAAAGGTCTTGTACCAAACTTACAACCAGTAACTTATTGGATTGATAAGACGACTGAAAAGGCCATGATTGATCTTGGTCATACAAGGGTAGGTTCAGCTGAATATAATAATACAGAGTGGATTTGGGCATTACCAAGTGATGCTCCTATGCCTGATGGGTCTGAACCATATAATGAAGTTATACATACCTTATCTGGTAACATTGTAAGGAAAAAGAACTGGTCTGTAAAATTAGGGGAATGGCAAGCAGCTAAGGATGCATATCGTCAACAGTATGGTCTTGATATGCCTTCTTCTGTAGAAGGGCCTTTAATTGAAAGCATTGGAACTTCTAAGAAGTCACTACAAAAAGTTGCTGAGATTAAGATTAATGCTCCAGAATTGATGGAAGTTATTGATAATGGCGGCGGCGTTGAACACAATTGGAAACTTGCTACTGGACAATTATCTACTACAATTATTCCTGCTAAAACAGGTGGTCTAGAACTTTCAAAGTTGTTCAAAAATACAAAGACTCGCAGTAAGGTAATATCTGTTGCAACAAAATATGCAAAAGATATGAGAGACATGAAGATGAAGTTTACAGACTTTAATATTTCTCCTTTTGATCACGATGAATGTGGACGATGGGAATCTGGTGCTTTTACTACATTTCTAAGTCATACCTTCATGAGTTCTATGGCTGGAGCTCTCAAGGAAATGGGATTTAATGTTAAAACTGCTTCTGGGCATAAAGATGATCCAGATGTCTATATCATTGATGAAGATGAAAAGATTGAAGTTAAGTGTACTCAATTCAATGGACATGGTGCTGCTACCAAGTGGAGTGGTGGTGCTAACATAAGGAATGGTAAATATCTTCTAATTGCTCATGATCTTGATTTTGAAAATATATTTGTTGCTTTCACTGATCTAGACACATTAGATTGGGGAAATCCAGATATTAATAGTAAGAAAACTATGAAACTTAGCACTTGGTTTGAGAACCATAAAGATGATGCCCAAATCTGGAAGGGTAATGCTCAATTAGTGAAAACTAATCAGATAAAGGAAGGACAAGTCCAAATGACATTGGCTCCCATTGATGAATCTATTTGACCTAGAAGAAAAGAAAGTGAAAACTGTTAGGGTACTTGTGTATCCTAACATCACTTTTCAGAAAGACCTAGAAAAAGATAGTTACATCCAAGTCATCACGAATCAAATCAAATTATTGAATGAGATTCGTGATGATCTCTGGTTTTATCTGATACTTCCATGCCCTGTTCCATCATTACAGTTTTCTAACGTGACACAGTGCTACACAGAATTTGAGACATACCCACCGACAATGCGCTCAAATTTCAGAGTTGATGTTATAAGAAAGATGCTACATAACAGTCTGGACTTTGACCTTGTTATGTCTCATCTTCCAGAACATACACACCAACTTGTCAATACACTTTACAACGTGACGCATCATATACCACCAGTGTTTGGCTACGCTCACTGGTTCGATGTTAAAGCAGCTGTTGCATGGCCCAAAGATAGTTTTTTGCAAAACATTACAGGACTGTTAGAATACGATAGATGTTATCTGAATACACAACATCAAAAGGATTTGGTTCTCAATCAAGCCAAAGAAACCTTTAATGATGCTACGATTGAAAAATTAGATTCTATCTTGACAGTTCAACATTTAGGTGTTAATCGTGAAGATATTGTATCAGAGATAAATGAAACACCAGAAAAGATTATTGTGTTCAATCATAGGCCTGATACATATAAACACTTCAAGGAATTTATCGCTGTGTGTGATGAATTATGGAAACTACGACAGGACTTTAAGGTTTGGGTGCCGTTGTTGGCCAAACCAAATCGTGAGTACGTTATTACAGACAAGGGTGACAAACAATGGTACTACAACAAACTCAAGACTTGCTACGTTGGTTTCTCTCCAAAACAAAAGTATGGTGGATGGTCAGTCGCCACAACTGATGGCATGATGAATGGTGTTCCTTATATAATGTATAACGATACTTACTATAAAGAACTACATCCACAAGGTGAGTTTTTTGATAATGACCATGATGCTTTGATGACGTTAAATACATATCTTGATGATCCACAATATCGTAATGAGGAAGCGGATAGAGCTTTAGATTGTATACGATCATCTTTGATATATAAAGACGAGATAGTTGAAATGAACAACTATATGAATGATTTGTTATCACGACAGAAAGTAATGGGCGATAGTGATAAGTTAAAAGAAATTATAGAGTTTATTCAGAAAGGCCCTGCAACAAAGAAAGAAATTATGGATTTTGTAGGATGGGGTAGAGGTATCAAGTGGACTCCATATCGTAGAGCATTAATGAAACATCCTAACATATATGATGTTATGGGAGAACAACCAAAGTATATATGGTCTTGACATTATAACTTACAATCTTTATAAATACTATTAACTACTTTAATGGAGAGGTTGATGGGTATCAAAAACTATGTAAGGCAAGTAAGGCCTGTTCAAGAGGCCCATGTCAATCACTTAGAAAAAATACAGAGTTTTTTGTCTGAAGATATTGATCTCCCCACAGATGTGCTGGATGGTTTTGAATTTTCACAAACAGACAAATCTGAAAAATCAAGAGTTCAAATTAAAGTTTTATCAGCAGATAGAGATACCGATAGAGATGAAATTCTTAGACGTTTGAAGAACGCTGGAATTTCAGCAAATACTACATCAACATCTTCTTCTGTTGATCCTATTGATGGTACTTTTGATGGTAGAAATTTCCGAATTAATGTTAAACCTAAATCTGGTGGTATGGGAGAAAGCACACTCAATTCTAGCATTACAGAACTATTTCCATGTATTGCATTTGAAAAGAAATTAAATCCTAAAAATATTGAAGATTTTATGGAAAAACTGATGGCTGTTAACTTATCATCATGTAAATGTATTATTAAGTCTGATTTACCAGCTGCTGAACAAACAGTTAATCGTGCAGAAGGATCGTCCAAGTATAGAGAAAAAATGGATGCAGCGTTTGCAATATTAAAGTTTATAAACGATACACATAATTCAAAACCTATTAAAAATGTATATTGGGGATATCGTGGTAAACCAAGAGGTGTTCCAGGCAGTCACCCTGGCGATATGTTTATAGAATATACAGATGGTGCTATGTTAGGTGTTAGTCTTAAAGCTGGTGGAAAGAAAACATCTGAACCACAATTAAACACATATCACAGGACAATATTTGTAAATAGTAGAGGCCCAAGTTTTAACGATAAGTCTGGCAATGATGCATTACGACAGTTAATCTACAATCAAGTATATTCTAAAATTAAAGGTATGCCACCTATAGATAATTTTGATGGTGGTAAAGGTGGAAGACATAAAGACAAAGATAAAACTATAAAGTCAATTGATAGATTACCTAAAAGAGATCAAGAAAAATATTATAATGAATATTTAGAATTAGCAAGACAAGGTGTTATCGACAGATTAAATAAAAATGTTAATCAGAGTATGGATTGGGTTAAAGATGCTATTCTTAGAGAGGCACCAGATGTTCCAACACTAGTAATTAAAGCCACTGGTGGACAGGAATATGAAGAGGTAACTGATAGAGATGCAGTCGGTGTGTTTTTACCACAAGTTAAATTTATTAAATCTTATAAAGGAAGAACAAAACAAAACTTTGTTCTTGAGTTGTCATCTAGAAATGAATCTGTTAAACTAGGAATGACTATTCGATCAAGTAGTGGTGGTAAACTTAAACAGTGGAGTCTTAAAGTTACTTATAATGGATTGTTAAAATGATTAGTTTCGCAGAACTCACAGGAGAGCTTATAGAGGGGATTACTAAACCTGTTGCAATGGGTGCTATCACAAAAAAAATGGAACGAGCTCGTTCCAAGATCGTTGGTAAGTCGATTAAACCTCAAGGAATTGCTAAGGCCTTAGAGAGTAGTGTTAAGAAGGAATATGGTGTAGAATTTACATATAAGTTTGTACCTAACTTTCAAGGTGGAGATATGAATGCTAATGCATATTATGATCCAGATGCAGATAAAGAAGGTGATACACCTATAGAAATGGAACTACTGTTTAGTTCAGATGATAAACAGGGAATAGATATAGACAATGAGGGGTTTGATGTATTAATAAATATTATGGCTAAGAATATAGCACACGAATTACTACACAAATCTCAATTTTCTAAAAGGGGATATGTTAAATCAAAACCATTTAAGGTATCAAAGGGGATTGATCCAAAAATAGCAACTGCACAAAAATACATGGGAAATAGTGATGAAATCGAGGCATATGGACATAACATCGCAGTAGAGTTAATGAATAATTTGGGTTCCAGAAAAAAGGCCTTGACAGCACTAAGAAATTTTGTTAGAATACCTCCTGATGTATCACCAGACTTATATGGATATTTGATTGCTTTCAGTATGGATAAGAACCATCCAGTGTTAAAGAAATTGGTTAAAAAGGTTATATTGTATTTAAGAGAGTTGGATAAATGATAAGTTTCGCAGAACTTACAGAAGATAAAGGTGGAAAGAACTTACACCTAGAACATCTAGAGGATGAAATCATCAACTATGGTGTTGATGGTGGTCGTGCAGCTCTTAACTTCCTACGTTCACTAAGAGATATGCTTGCTGGTGCAAGTCGTAGTTCTGTAAACATGACTGTAAAATGGGACGGTGCCCCGGCAATATTTAGCGGTGTTGATCCTTCTGATAATAAGTTCTTTGTAGCTAAGAAGTCTGTTTTTAATGTTAGCCCAAAATTATACAAGACAGAGAAGGAAATAGATGATGATTTATCTGGCACCCTCAACTCCAAGTTTAAAGTTGCATTACGAGAATTTTCAAAACTGGGCATTGAGGGCGTACTTCAAGGTGATCTTATGTTCACTGATGATATCGAAACAAGTACGATTGATGGACAAAAATATTATACATTTCAGCCTAATACTATCGTTTATGCTGCACCTGTTAATAGTGATATTGGTAGAACATTCGCTAGGGCAAAGATAGGTATTGTCTGGCATACCACATACAAAGGTAAAGCTCTACAGGATATGAAAGCATCTTTTGGTGCAGATATATCTAAATTAAAGAAGACAAACTCTGTATGGATGGACGATGCTACATATAAAGACAAATCTGGAAAAGCAACATTTACGGCATCTGAAACAGAACAAGTAACAAAAATACTTAGTAATGTAGGTAAAACCTTTCAGAAAATTAACGCTGGTCAACTTAAAAGATTTCTTGCACTACAAGAGAGTCTTACTGGTAATATGGCTGGTGCATCTCTCAAGACATTTAATAATAGTAAAGTGCGACAAGGAGAGAAGATAAAGAACGCTCGTAGTCATGCAATGGAATATCCTACATGGGTACAGGCACACACTCAAAAAATGATAGATAAAGTTAAAAGTCCAGCAGGAAAAAAGAAGTACGAGAATATTCAGAAAGAAATGGTACGAGAGTTTAAAAAGTATGTTAAAGTTCTAGAAAATGTTATTACATTTCAGAATTTACTCGTAGATGCTAAAATGCTAATTGTAAAAAAACTAAATAGTGTTAAGGGTTTGACAGATACGTTTATTAAAACATCAAATGGATTTAAGGTGACAAATCCCGAAGGTTATGTTGCAATTGATAGAGTGGGTGGCGAAGCAGTTAAACTTGTAGACCGTATGGAGTTCTCGTTTAATAACTTTACCGCAATAAAGGCATGGGACAAATGAAAACATTTTTAGAGTTTATCAACGAGAGAGTTGTTTCTGTAGTACAAAGAAAAAAACAAGCTCGCCGCATGGCCAAAATAGCCCGTTCTCCATCAGTACAAGCAAAGAAAAAGAAAGCAATGTTGAAAATGCGTAACCCTGCAAAACTTGCTATGGTTGCAAGAAAGAAAACAATCCAATCCTTCAGAGATAAATTTTATCCATCATATGGTGATATGTCACTTCAACAAAGAGTTAAGATTGACCAACTTATCATGGTAAAATATGGAAAAAAGATTGACAAAATTGCTAAGAAAATGGTTATTGGATTGAAGAAAAAAGAATTAGAAAGAGTTAAAACAGCAAGGGCAAATTTAAATGCGTAAATTTTCAGATTTATTTGAAGCACCACAAACACTTGTATTTGCCTTTGGTCGATTTAATCCACCAACAACAGGACACGAAAAGCTAATCAAGAAAGTAGCGTCAGTTGCTGGTAGTAATCCTTATCGCATTTATCCTTCATTTACCACAAATCCAAAGAAAGACCCTCTACCTCACTCACTCAAAGTTGCATACATGAGGAAGATGTTTCCAAAGCACAGAAAGAATATTATTGCAGATAATAAAATGAAAACTGCAATCTTTATTGCAGAAGCTGTATATAAAGAAGGTTTTAAAAATCTAATCATGGTTGCTGGTTCAGATAGAGTAAAAGAGTTTTCTACTCTACTTAATCGTTACAATGATGCTCCTGACAAGTCAGGTAAACAGTTATTTCAATTTGATTCTGTTAAAGTAGTATCTGCTGGAGAACGTGATCCAGATTCAGAAGGTGTTTCGGGTATGTCTGCATCAAAGATGAGAGCTGCTGCAGCAGATGGTGATAAGGATTCATTTCTCACAGGATTGCCTTCTGGTTTTAAGGAGGGTGAAAAACTGTATCGTGATGTTCGCAAATACATGGGTATTCGTGAAGAGCGTGATATGGGTGATATGACTGACTTTGAAACTGTTCGTGATATGTTCCTTACTGGTAAGATTTGGAACGCTGGTGATATCGTAGAGGCAAAGGGTGTTACTGGTGAGGTTGTTCGTAAAGGTACAAACTATCTTTCATTTGTAGATGAGGATGGTAAAGTACATAAAGCATGGCTGTATGAGATTGAACTTAATGAAAAATATGACAGTGATAAGTTTTTTGGTGGGAAAGGAACACCAGAACAAAGAACACAACTTCTTAAACTTCAAAATAAAGCATTAAGAGCTCTTGGCGGTTCACCTAAACAAAAAGAAATTAAAAAAGAAATAGATGCATTACGAAAAAAAATAGGAATGAAAGTTAAAGAAGAAGTTGAACTTGATGAAAGAAACTATAAAAAAGAATATGCAAATTATCACAGTAAACCAGAACAGATTGAAAGACGTTCCTCACGAAACAAAGCTCGTAGGGTTATGGGAGACAGAACCAAGATAGGTATGGATGTAGGTCATAAAGACAATGACCCAATGAATAACGATCCAGAAAATCTAAGAAACGAAGACCCATCTAAAAATCGTAGAGAACCAAGATTGCGTGAAATGGATGAAGATATTTTTAGCACCATTCCTTGGTTGGGTAAAGCAAAGAATTATCTTTTCACAAAGACTCACAAAAAAGGATTAAACAAAGTTGCCCTCGCTATTGCAACTGAATTTGCAAAACAACAAAAAACAAATAAAACTCCAAATGTAATGAACATTATTCATGATATTGTTAAGAACATTTCAGATGTTACTGATAGAATGGCTCGTGATTATGTGAACGATTTGATAAAACAAGGTAAACTTCCTAAAGATTTAAGGGCAGAATACGAGCCTCAAAGTGAAACTATGTCGTTCAAAGACTTTGTAAATCAGATACAGATAAATGAAAAACTTGGTAAAAATGCTGACATGGGTGATTACATAGATGATTTTCAAAAGTCTGATTCACCTCAGTTCAAAGGCAAATCTAAAGAGAAACGTAAAGACATGGCAATTGCTGCATACCTAGACAAGAAAGATAAGAGTGAGGGTGCATATGGATATGAGAAACAAGACCCTGATGTAAAAGATAAAAAAGGCACACAACCAGCAAAGTATTATAAAGGACTATCTAAGTCTACCAAACAAAAACGTGATGCACATTTTAAGGCAAAGAAAACCGGCCCTGCTCCTGGCGATGCAGATGCAAAGACAAAACCATCTGTACATACCAAGAAGTTCAAACAGATGTATGGTGAAGATGGGCCTTGTTGGGATACTCATAAACAAGTTGGTATGAAGAAAAAGGGTGGTAGAATGGTTCCTAACTGTGTTCCTAAGAATGAGGAGCCCAGAATACCTCGTAAGAAAGGTCAACCAGCTGGTAGTGACAAACATTCTGACTTATACACAGATGAGAATCCAGTAGGAACAATTCATGGTTTAGGTTTCAAAGATGTAGAGACTGCAAAGGCAAGTGTAAAAAAGATTATCGGTAGTGGTAAGACTCATGCACACAAGATACAAGCTGCAATTGCAATGGAACAACGTGCAAAAGAAATGGGTAAGACTGCTGAAGCAGCAGTTTATCGTGCATACATCGACAAGATGAAAAAGAAAACTAAGGAGATGCAAGAACAAGCACCTGATACTTCTGATGCAATGAAAAGGTATAAGGCTGGTAAAGCAGGATTTACCGATATTGCTCATCTCAAGGCAAAAGGTTTAATTAAACGTGCAGATGGAGAAAAGAAAAAGTCTCCAAAGTATGAAGATGTTTGTTGTGAGGAATGTGAAACAGAGGCACTTATTATCAAAGAAAATATCTATAGAGTTGGTTCTGAAGCATATTTTCAATACTTTGTTGATCTGAGAGATCAGTTTGATACTGGAGATTTGTATTATAAAGGATTTGATAAAAGGTTAATGGAAGGCGATATTGGTAAGTTTGCAATATACGAGGGAGCCTATGTGCCATTAGATTGTCCTATGATGGAGTCAGAGTATCAAGGTAGAGACGTTGAGTTAAACAAACCTAAAGCTGGTGGCCCAAAGAAATATTATGTATACGTAAAAGACCCATCAACAGGAAATGTTAAGAAAGTTTCTTGGGGGGATACTACAGGTCTAAAAATAAAGTTAGATGATAAAGCTGCAAGAAAGAGTTTTGCTGCTCGTCATAAGTGCGATCAGAAGAAAGATAAGACTAAAGCAGGATATTGGGCCTGTAATATGCCTCGATATGCAAAACAACTTGGTCTAAGTGGGGGTGGAAACTTCTTTTGGTAAATCCTTATTTAGATAAATATATAGATAACAAACTAGTTAGATATTTTTCTGAGAATGTTAATGAAGAAGAACTAATTTGGCACAGAGATAAAAGGACTAGAGACATAGAAGTGGTATCTGGTGATGGTTGGCAACTACAAATGGACAACGAATTACCAGAGAAATTGAAAGAAGGAATGATATATAGAATACCTAAGATGGAATACCACAGAGTTATAAAGGGAACAAACAAATTAGTTCTGAAAATAAAGGAATATTCAGATGACAACATATAGAAAGTCAATGAGAGAAGCACTTAATAAAGTTTATCTTGGTGAGGATAACATGGACTTACTCAAGAAAGCTGCTGGTGGTGCAATGCAAACACTGAAGATGAAGGATGGTAAATTGAAGATGGATTCATTTACTGCATCTGCAATCATGCAAGTGTATAAAGCAATCAATCCTAAAAACAAAAAGACTATGGAAAATGTTGTCAATAGTGGAAAAAAATCTGCTATCATGAAACTACAAGCTCTTGCAATGAGAAGTATTAAGTCTAGTTATGAAGAAGTTGAACTTGATGAAGATGGTCACACTGATGTTGCTTCTGCTATTCGTAAATGTATGACAGTTACAGAGGACGCACAAGATATTAACTCTAAACTACAAACCATGAGTACAGAAGATTCATTGCCTAGTTGGTGGACAAACAAACTTGCCGTTGCATCTAATGACATGAACAAGATGAGAGATTACATTGTAAATCCAGTTCAAGAAGAAGTTGAACTTGATGAAGCAAAGTATGACCTTTACCACAAAGACTTTTCCTCTGCAATGCAACACGCAACCAAGATGGCAAAGAAACTTCACGGTATTACGATTGACCCTAAAGAGATTGATGATAAAGTTGCAACTGGCCCAAGTAAACCCGGCTCTGGTAAGACAAACAAGTATCGTCTAAAAGGTGACAAAGGTGCTATCCAAGTTCAAGTATACAACAAGGGTGGTTCAAAACCATTTGAGTTAAATATGTACAAAGAAGAAGTTGAACTTGATGAAGACCTACAATCAGAAATAATGAAGTTGTTAAAAACTAAAATGAGTGTCAAAGATATTGCTAAAAAATTAAAATTAGATGTTGAGACTGTAAAGTTTGTGCAAGGATTGACTATGGGCGAAGAAGTTGACCTTGATGAAAATAAAGGTCTTGAAAACAAATCAAAAAAATCTGGTGTTTCTGTAGGAATACTTAAAAAAGTTTACAGTCGAGGACTTGCTGCGTATAAGACAGGACACAGGCCTGGCACTACTGCACCACAATGGGCCATGGCAAGAGTTAACTCATTCCTTACAGGTGGTGGAGCAAGAAAGGCGGATGCAGATTTGTGGAAACAAGCAAAGGGTCAGAAAGAAGAGATTGAAGAACAACTAGAAAAGATTAAAGGTAAAACACCAGCTGATAACGGCCGCCGTGCTGCTGTTAAGGATGATATTAAAGATGCAGAGAAAAAGGGTGATAAGAAACTCGTTGCAAAATTAAAAGAGGCATCTGCTCGTGCTGATGCAATGAGAGCAATGCGTAAAGGTAAAGAGGTTGATCCTGCTGATCTAGATAGTTTTGCATCTGATGATGATATAAAATCTGCATCCAAGAATATCATCATGCAGATGCGTAAGGCTGTTTCACTAAGAGGTAATTTTCCAGTAGAGTTTATGGACAAAAAGAAAGTCAAGGTTAGTGCAAAGATTGCAGCTGCCGTACAGAATAAGTACAACTCTATGAGAAGGGCCAATGACAAAGAGAAGTTTCAAGCAAAGGTTGCAAAGTCATACAAAGCTATGTTATCTGCATTAAAAGAAGGTTTTGCGAGTGATGCACAAAGAAAAGCTGCATTTGCGAGTGGTTACAAAGAAAAAGATAAAAAGAAAAAGGAAGATGCAATCCTAGACAGGGTTGGTAAAAAACTCAAGGAGAGAAAAAATGGGTAAAAAATATTTGGATACAAAGGAAGGTAGCCTTGAGCAATCAATTCTAGGGTTGTGGGAAAAGGCAGCTGTAAAACAAGAAAAACTTGTTGGAGGTCAAAAGAAACTCGACAAGGATAAAGATGGTGACATTGACGGTAAAGACTTTGCAATGTTGAGAAAGTCAAAAAAGAAAGACAAGAAAGAAGAAGTTGAACTTGATGAAAAAGCAGCAAAGTATTTAGAGATTGAATTTAAAGATACAACTACTGCTGAAAAAGCATACAACCATATTAATAATAAGATAGAGCCAGGCGGTAGTCAACCTTGGGATGATTTTAATCAAGAGGGTAGTTCTATCCAATTTGATAATATGAGAGATGCTGATGGACTGATGAAAGAACTAAAGAAAAAGTTTAAGTTCAAAGTATATGAAAGAGAAGAAGTTCAAGTTAAAGAAGGTAAAATGTCTCAGTTGCATCAGTTGATTAAAGATAAAAAATCTGCTGAAGAGATTGCAAAAATTATGCGAGTAGATGTAAAAACCATCAAAAAACTTATGGCAGGATATATGTCTGGTGGACATATGCCAGAGTCTTATGAGATTGGAACTGATGAGTATCGTAAACACACAGAAAATGTAACTCCTGGCGAGGATGGTGAGTGGGTTGATGCAGTAAAAAAGAAAAATGAGTCTATGAGAGAGGCACTTGCAAAGGTTTGGAATACTACTGAAGACAAAAATCCTTTTAAGAAAGAGAGTAAAAAAGACTTGACAAAAGAAGTAAAAGATGGTAAAACTATGACAGGTAAAAAGGTTGCATCAGTAGAAATGAATCCTACGATCAAAGAAAAGAAAAAGTAATATTATGAAAAGTTTGTTAGAGCTGACAGAGGTTGCTAAAAGTGACCTACCATCCATCTATTGTGATATGGATCAGGTTCTTGTTGCACTTATGAAAGGTGCAGATGAGGTTGTTGGTGGTGATGGTTTTGTTAAAATGAAAGACAAAGATAAGAGATGGAGTCTTATTAACAAAGTTAAAAATTTCTGGGCTGATTTAGATTGGATGCCTGGCGCTAAAAGACTTTATGATTTCATATTTAGATATGATGCATATATATTGTCTGCATATACGAGTCGTGATTCAAACTCTGTGCCTGGCAAGATGAAATGGTTAAAAAAGAATACAAAATTTAAGAGAAGTAAAATCAATTTGGTGCAACGCTCACAAAAACAAGCATATGCACTATCTAATGGTAAAGCCAACGTATTAATAGATGATCACATTAAGAATATTGGTGAGTGGGAAGCAAAAGGTGGAATTGGTATTCATCACACAAACGTAGGTAGGACTATAAGTGAACTAAAGAAACTAGGTTTTAAGTAATCTATTCTTATAAATATAAAAAAAACATAATCAGTTTTGATTAAAGGAGAAGAAAAATGGGTTTATGGGGTAATTCTAACACGGTGGAAAGCCGTCCTAAATTCCTACCAATAGACAGTAATGCAGCTGGTTCGTCAGGAGCCAGAGAAAATGTTGTTGCTACTAGTGGTGGTTGGGGATTATCCCCAGGCTTAGCTGCATCTGGTAACGATAATGCTGATGCACAACCAGAGGTTTTGGTTTGTATTAAAAACTTAGGACAATTCAGAGGTTCTGCAACAGTTCAGTCCATTGATTGGACTCAAGGAGAGGTTGCTGATACAGGAACATTTGATATTACAGTAACATTCGATGAAGCAGTAGACATTACATCTGCTACTCGTTCTGCGAACCAAACAATAACAAACAAAGCATATATTTTGCTTTCTCGTTTGGGTCAAACAGACATGGTAGAAGACAGTACGATGGCTTGTCAGTACTTCTCTGGATCAGGAACTAACCAACTTGTATTTAGAGGTCTTGCACAAACAAATGCTGCAGCTGGTTATCTTGCATTTAACGGTGCTGGCGTTGGTGATGGAATTACGCCAGGCGAAGCTGCTATCGTATTTGATGGTACTTCTCTAATGAATGAAGAAGATGGTAATTCTGCACTTTCAATCATGCAAGAATCTGGAACAGGTGGAAACGCAAGTGACAGGATTGTTCTTGACAGTATTGCTGCTATCACAGCAAAAACAAATGGTGCAATCACAACTGCAACAACTGCTCTGGTTCTAGACAATAACTCTGGAACAATTGCAGTTGGTCAAAAAGTATACTCACTTGTTGGTGCAACTTCATTGACTGATGCTCAAAGTAGTACAGCTTGTTCTCAAGATGGTACATTAACAGTTTCAGCCACAAATGGTTCTACATCTGTGACATTGAATAAAGCAATCACAGTTGCAGACAATGTTGATCTTAACTTTGCTGCTGATGGTCACGATGAAATCTTGTCAGACAGTCTTGACTTTACAGTACAGGGAGTAGATGGTGCA